TTATTCCATTCTCTGTAAAGTGCTTCGGCAAGAGCCTTCTTTACCGCTATGTAAAAATATAAACCTCTGTAATCTTCGTGTATCTTGTCGTCAAGAAAATATTTCTCTTTTAACTCCATAGGGAACTTAAAGGTAGATGCAGATTCCAAGTCCTTAAACCAAAATACTACACAATTAGGATGGGTTATCTTAATACACACCTTGTTGTAGAAGTCGGCATACTCTGGTCTTATGTAAGAGTGAGAGGGCTTATTCTCATCAAAAACCTTATTCTCAAGGTTCTGATAATGCTTCATTAATTCATCCTCTACTATGTTAATAGGAATGATTGGCTTTTGTGGGTTTTGTGGGTTTAATGGATTTAATTGATTTGGTTCTAACATTGTGTTTTTTTTCACAAAGGTAAAATAGGGAATATTAAAAGACAAGGAAAAATCAATATTTATTTATCCACATTTAATCAACACTCAATTAAGGTGGTAGATAGACGGATTCCCAAGAGGGAAAGGATAGGTTTTTCTTTTATTCTTTCTGAAATATACTTCTCTCGGCAACAGCCCTGTCTTGTCAAGAGCAGAAGTCAGTTCAACCATCTCGCAATAATCTCTGTTATCAGGGGTAGAGAAATCTCCAATACACACCCAAGCACCATAAAATAATCGGTAAGCAATAACAAGTTCGTTGGCGTCTTTTGCTCTCATAAGATTGTTTAACATCTCACAAAGGTATAAAAATAATTAAATTCTCATTCTATTTTATTTAAAAAATATTTGGGCGTTTGTTTTGTAATTAATAACAAAAAGTGTATATTTGCAACTTAATATAAAAAATGGGAATAGAAAGAATAGAAAGGATGAATGAAATAAGAAACGCTGGAAGAATTACTATAACAGAACTTCTTGAAAAGCGTATAGAATCTTCTGATGATGTTTTTTCTGAACTGATAAAAAAGTATTGCGAACAACAATATAGAGTTAAGTTAGAAGGCGTTTCTAAACTGAAAAAGATTATAGATGCCATAGACAGTCAGATTGATGACTTTAACGCTTTTTTAGAGAAGTCCGATAAAGATGAGAAAGAGATTTCCAAAGCCATTGACCTGACAAGAAGATACCCAGAGATTTTAGAAAACAAGAGAAAGATTATCCGTTCAGCACTCGGTGAACTGACCGATGATGAGATAAATAATATTGACGAAAATTCCTCTGCCCTTGAAAGATACCTTGATGCAGAAGATTAAAATATGGGAAGAAAAGTATATCCTGAACAATTACAGAACTTTGAGACATTTAAGACATTAAGGTCTTTTGAGCCACACGAAGTAGATACCGACCTCGAAACAGAAGTTAATACTTACCTTAAATCTATCGTCAGACCCGATGGAACTTATTTTGAAAAGAACAATATAAAACACACAAAAACAGTCCGACCTGCTTTCAGAAGTGATAATGAGAAAGCCCTTTGGGAGAAAGAGGAAATAAGAAGGTGTAAGTTCGGATATGATGGAATGACGGGTGTTCATTATTTCTATACTAACTATTGGAATATCACCTCTCAAGAGGGAAAAGGGAAGCAGTTACCTGATTGGCGTAGAGAAGATGCCGAACTTTTCAGATTAATAATATCTTGCTTTTGGGGGGATAATCAAGGTAAAGGTATTCTTCTTCTTGGAAAAAGACGGATAGGAAAAACTAACCGAATGTCTTGCTTCTTCGCTTGGATGGGGCTCTTTCATAAGCATATAAAAATGGGTATGCAGTCCAAAACTCTTGAAGATGCGTCAGAAGTTCTTGACAAATTTATTAAGTTCGGAGTGAATAACTTACCCGACTTCCTTAAAGTTTCTATCGGAGATAACAACGAGTATTTCTATGAGTTCGCCAAACATATAAGAAACGAAAAAACTAAATCAAGAGAGAAGCACGGCAACCAATCCTCTGTAATCATTAAAGCACCACACGATTCAACTTGGGAAGGACTTGGTTTAAGAGTTCTGTGGTTTGACGAATGTGGTAAAGTCAATTCTCTGAAAAATATTCTAAATCTTGCACTACCCTGTCTTGTAGGAAACGACACAGTAACAAGAGTAGGAGTTCCGATACTCACAGGAGTTGCAGGAGATTTTGATAAGTTCGGTGAGGACTTCAAAGATATATGGTATAAGCATAACGCCTACGACCTTATTCAATACTTCATTCCTGGTTGGGTAGGACTTTATTGTGATGAGTTCGGAAATGAAGATGTGCCAAGAGCAGTTAAGAAAATTATGATGGACAGGCAGAAAGAGAAACTCAAAGGAGAAAAAGCATATTACGAACATTTACAGAAATACCCACTCTACCCCGAAGAAGCGTTCTTTCAACATAGCAGTTCGGTTTTCGACCTACACGCCATCAACAAGAGGATAGGAGAATTGGATAAAATTCCTAATGTAGGAGAGAGAGGGGAGTTTCAATGGTCGTCAGGAGAAGTAGTTTGGCGACCTAACATATTCGGGAATGGTTGGCTTTTAGAACACCCCGATAAGTCCTTGAAAAATATGTATTACGCTGGTGCTGACCCTATTGACTTACGACAAGAAGAAGATGGGTCTGAATGTAGCTTGATACTGATGAAAAAACACTATCTTTCAGAGGATGATGTTCAAGAAACAGACCCTCTTAAAAGAGCATTACTATTAGGGAATCTGCCTGTCTATCAACACACACAAAAGATGAAAAACCCTGTTAAGTTTTATGAACAGAGTGCTATGGCTTGTATCTATTTTAATCAATGTCGTATAAATGTGGAAATGAACAGAAGCGGTATGATAAGTTACTTCAAAGACAACGGATATACCTCGTTGTTAATGTTAAAAAACTCCCAAGTCAATTATACCTATTTTAAGTATGAAGCCAAGTATGGAGAATTTATCGGTGGTGCTTCAGGAAGTAAGTCAATGATGCTTGAGAAGTTGGCTGACTATTTCTCTGCAAATTGCGATAAAATATTTTTTAAGGACTTGTTAGAAGATGCTGTTAAGTATGATTCAGAAAATCAGAAGATGAAAAAAGATAGGATAGACGCTTTTGGTATCGCCTTGTTAGGTGCAAGAAAAGAAAAGAAAACCTATCAGGAAGAAGTAAAGAAAAACACTTTACCTAATTTCGGGTTTAAGTTTTCAAATGGAAGAATAAGAAAAATATTTAACGAATAATAATAATTTTTGTATCTTTGCGAATTAAGTAGTTTGGGAAAGTTGGAATAGATTGGAATAAGTTGGAATAGATACCATATACAATATGCAATCACATTGGCAACCTCATTTGTATTTCCAGACAAGACGATAGCAGATAAGAAAAAAGATGAACAATGGCACAAAGATTATTTGTTAGCCATAATGAACGAATCGTTAGGTAGCACATTCACTTGGTTTAAGTTCAGAGCAAGAGAAAATTATGATTACTTTTCTGGCGACCAAGACAATTCCAAATTCAACGCAGTAGTCAATCCCTTAGGACAAGAAGAACAAACCGCAAGTGCTAACGAGAATACCTTACCCGCTTATTGGATAAACTATGGTAGAATAAAAAGTAAAGTTCATCTTCTCACAGGCGAACTTATAAGAAGAGGGTTTGAGATAGGAGTAGACATCATCAACAAAGAAGCACAGACAAGAAAAATGGAGTTTAAGAAACAAGCGATAGCTAAAATCTTAAATAAAGATGTCTTACAGAAAGCCCAAGAGATAACAAGCATACCCGTAGATTTAGAAGGACTACCACCTACCATAGATGGATTAGAAGATTATATGAGAGAGAAGTATAAAGACAATGCGGCTTTATTTATTGAATACGCACTCAAATATAACATTGAACTTTATAGATGGACAGAAAAAAGAATGAGGTTGTTCAGAGATGTCATTGTAACAGGAAGGTGTTTCGTGAAACATGAGATGAGAAATGGCTACCCCCAACTTCAAGTATGCAATCCCTATACCACAGGATTTGACCCGTATATAACTGACGACCACGCTTCCGATAGTAACTACTTCTGGAATGTTGATTATATGAATATAGAAGATGTAGTTGAACAATACGGAATAAGCAAAGATGAGGTAAGCAAGTTGCACGAAGATTGGGTAAATTCTGCTGACACATTATTTTGGAGAGGAGTGATGAGTGATTATGGAGTAATGTTTTCTCCATTTGAGAACATAAATAACAAGACAAGAATATTAGTATTCAAAGCACAATGGATGGACACTAAAAAGATGAAAGCTAAGAAGTCCATTGATAAATTTGATAACGAACATTTTAAAATCTTGCCTAAAGATGCTAAAGATAAGGGTGAAGATATTATAGAAAAATCAATAAAAATCAGACGACAAGCAGTCCTTATCGGTGGTAATATCGTTAAAGATTACGGAGAAGCACTAAACAGACCAACAGATATAGACAACCCTACCGAGACCTATCTTGACTATACAGCATATCTACCCGACTATATCAATTTCAAGAGTAAGAGTATGGTAGATGACTTGAGAGGTATGCAGGATTTGAAGAATATCGTGATGTATAAGATTCAATGGGAAGTAGGGAAAGCCAAAGGTAGAGTAGTATTCATTAACCATTCTATGATTCCTGCCGATAAAGGTTGGGATTTTAATAAGGTCGTTGAGTATCTATCTACTGTCGGTGTTTCTGTCTATGATGATGGTGCTGATAATATGCCACCAAACAGAAAACCTATTGATGTAGCTGACTTAGGGTTAAGTGGTGATGTAAGATTCTACCTTGAACTATCAGCAATGTTAGACAGAGAAATGGATTCTATCACAGGACTTAACGAAGCAAGACAAGGGCAATCACAGGCATCAACTTTAGTAGGAGTAAATAACGCACAACTTGTTCAATCTTCAACAATCACCGAACCACTATTTGAAGGATTTAAGATATTTGAAGAAATGACAATGCAGAAACACGCTGACCTAATAAAGATTGCGTGGTCTATGGATAAAGATAAATTCTCAAACATATTAGGAGAACTTGGGTTTGAGCATATAAAAGAGGAGATAGATGTAGAATTGAATGATTATGGAATCTTCATATCTACAAAACCGAAACTTTTACAAGACGAAAACACTATAATAACTTTGGTAAACGATGCTTGGAGAGCAGGTCAGTTAAGCCCTTACGAAAAGATTATGCTTTTAGAACTTGCTATGGAGAAAGACACAAGACAGGCATTAAGAAAGTTGAAAAAAGTATTCTGGGATAAAGAACAAAGGGCATTGCAACACGAGATGGAGATGCAGAAAGCCCAAAGTCAAGGTGCTCAAAGCGAGATAGAGGGTAAGATGCAAGGTAGGTTGGCAGAGATAAACGCAATGACACAAGGACAGAGAGCAATCGTTCAAGATAAAGCAAGTAATGACTTTAACAAAACGGTGTTCAAAGAGAACAAAAAAGAGGAAATGTTTGATAAGAAGTTGGCGGCAGAAGGAGCGATGGATGCGATAGACCACTCCTTTCAGGAAAAAAGTATAAATCAATCTTAATTAGTTCGTAACTTTGTAAAAAATTTTTTA